ACAAGAAGTCGAAGCAAACAGCCAAGTAAACCACATTGAAATAGGAGCCAATCATGGCAAATGCATTTTCCAAAGAAGAACGCGTCGCGTTCGAAGACATCCTCGAAGGCTTTAATGACGCCTTGGTCCTGAGCCGCAACGTCGCGACTTACTCTACCGACTCCACGATGATGGAGCGCACCAACGACATCATCTGGCGTCCACAACCGTACATCGCCACGTCCATTGATGGTGCGCCTGGTACGGACATCTCCGCATCGTACAAGAACATGACTCAACTGTCTGTGCCGGCCACCATCGGCTTCAGCAAGACTGTGCCGTGGACCTTGAACGCCAAGGAGTTGCGCGACGCACTGCAAGAAAACCGTCTGGGTGACAGCGCCAAGCAGAAACTGGCGAGCGACATCAACGTGGCACTCATGAACGTGGCATCTGCGCAAGGTACCCTGTTTGTGAAGCGCACCGCTGCTGCTTCCGGCTTCGATGACGTGGCACAAGCTGAAGCGATCTTCAACGAACAAGGCGTGCCCTCGTACGACCGCTACCTCGCTCTGAGCACGCGTGACTACAACGGCATGGCAAGCAACCTGGCCGGTCGTCAGAACATGACTGACCTGCCCAAGGAAGCTTACCGCCGCGCCTACGTCGGCATGATCGCGTCCTTCGACACGTACAAGTTGGACTACGCCAATCGCCAAGCTGCTGCAGCTGGTGGCGCCGGTCTGACGATCAGCACTCTGGACGCTGCTGTCAACTACTACATCCCCAAGGCCACGAGCACCTCCGTGGGCGGCAAGATCAACGTTGACAACCGCTATCAGACCGTGACCGTTTCCAGCACCGCCTCGGTGGCTGCGGGCGACGCCTTCACGATCGCTGCCGTCAACGCCGTGCATCACATCACCAAGGGCGACACCGGCCAGCTGAAGACCTTCCGTGTCATCTCGGTGGACAGCGGCACGACCATGACGATCAGCCCGCCAATCATCAGCAACCAGGTGGCCAACGACGCGGCAGCACAGTACCAGAACTGCGTGGTGAACACCAAGTCTGCGACCTCGGCCATCGTGTTCCTGAACACCGTTGCCGGCTACGTCAACCCGTTCTGGCAGAAGGACGCGCTGGAAATTCTGCCTGGCCGCTACGCCGTCCCGTCCGATGCTGGCACCGCAGTGATGCGCGCCTCCACCGATCAGGGTATCGAACTGGTCATGCAGAAGTTCTACGACATTGACACGATGAAGACCAAGTACCGCTTGGACACTCTCTTTGGTGTGGTCTGCAAGCAGCCTGAGATGGCCGGCTTGATGATGTTCAGCCAAACCTAAGCTGATTGAGGGAAGGGGCTTCGGCCCCTTTCTTCAACCTCCAGGAGACTGACATGCCACTCAAACAAGGTTACAGCAAAAAGTCCGTGTCGGAGAACATCCGCCGCGAAATGAAATCAGGCAAACCTCAGAAGCAGGCAGTCGCCATTGCTCTGAGCGTGGCGAAGAAGGCCAAAGCCTCAAGCAAGAAAGGTACCAAGAAATGACTGAACAAGTTCAAGCTGCCGACGACCAGTTCCCCACGCTCGTCTACAAGGGTCATGGCTCGCACTCCCGCGCCGGTGGCACCTACGATTACACCGATGCCACCAACCAGGAAGACCTTGAAGCCAAGTTGGCCGACGGCTGGTTTGCCACTTTGCCTGAGGCCATTGACGCCCACGACAAACCTGTGGTTGTGAAATCTGATGACACTGCACCTCCGACCCGTAAAGAACTCGAAATCAAGGCCAAAGAGCTGAACATCAAGTTCGACAAGAAGACGACCGACGCTGAACTTGGCGCCGCGATCACTGCAGCACTCGCCAAGGAGTAATCATGGGCTGGACTAAGCGCCAATTCGTCACACAGGCCTTCGAGGAAATCGGGTTGGCGGCTTACGTCTTCGACCTGACTCCTGAGCAACTCCAATCTGGGTTGCGGCGCCTGGATTCCATGATGGCGTCGTGGAACGCCAAGGGCATTCGTCTGGGTTACCCTATCCCATCTAGTCCTGATGACAGCGACCTTGATGAGCAGACCAACGTGCCTGACTCAGCCAACGAGGCCATTTACACCAACCTGGGCGTGCGCCTGGCACCAAGTTTCGGCAAGACCGTGTCACCAGATGCTAAAGGTATTGCCAAAACCACGTATGACACATTGATGTCACGCGCAGCCATGCCGCTTGAGCAGCAGATGCCTGGCACTATGCCGTCAGGTGCTGGCAACAAGCCGTGGCGCACTTATGACGACCCGTTCTTGCGCCCACCATCAGACCCAGTGCTTGCTGGTCAAGATGGTCCCATTGAATTCAACTGAGGAGGCACCATGCCCACAATCAATCAACTTTCAGGACTGAGTCAGCTCTCAAGTGGTGACCTGCTTCCTATCTACGTGCCGAACAACGGTGACGCGCGCAAGGTCTCCATTGGCCAACTGCTCGCCTTCTTCCAGAAGCAATTCGCCGCCCCGACGCTTGCCACCCAACTTGCTACTCCTGGCACCGGGTTCAATATAGCTGTGCAAACTCCGGTCAGCGAGCAACAGTGGTTGATTCTTCAACCGGCTGGCACTCTTGCATCTGGCACTGTCACTCTGCCGCTGAACACCCAGACACCTGACGGAACTGAGGTGCTGATCACCACCACCCAGCAAATCACGGCGTTTACATTAGCCTTGAATGGCGCCGCCGTGTATGGCGATCCAAGTACCTTGTCAGCAGAAGACTTCTTCCGCGTGCGCTACTACGCGGCCACAAATAGCTGGTACCGCATCGCCTAAGGTGAATTGAATGCAGATCCCAATCCTCAACGGCATCTACGCTGGTAGTGAACCTGAACTGCGTACGAGTTACCCGGTCAACATGGTGCCAGTGCCAAAACAGTCTGGCATCAGCAATGGCTTCCTGCGCCCTGCGGATGGGCTGGTGGCTGAAGGTTCCGGTCCTGGTGTTGATCGTGGTGGCATCAACTGGAATGGGACCTGCTACCGTGTTATGGGCACTAAACTCGTGACCGTCGCCAATGACGGCTCAGTCAACGTACTTGGTGACGTTGGTGGTCCCGTTGACACGTTGGTGACGATGGATTACAGCTTTGATCGACTGGCCATTGCGTCAGGAGGCCGACTGTACTATTGGAACGGGTCACTTGTACAAGTAACCGACCCAGACCTTGGAACTGTGCTGGATGTTGTTTGGGTGGACGGTTACTTCATGACAACCGACGGCACAAGTCTGGTTGTCACTGAGTTGAACGACCCAACACAGGTCAACCCATTAAAGTACGGCTCATCTGAAGCTGATCCAGATCCTGTTGTAGCTCTTGTCAAGTTGCGCAACGAGGTCTACGCCCTCAACCGCAACACAATTGAGGTGTTCGATAACGTTGGCGGAGACTTCTTTCCATTCCAACGAATTGATGGCGCCCAGATTCAAAAAGGCGTGATTGGCACGTTCGCCTGCTGCGTGTTTGTCGAGACAATCGCCTTCCTTGGTAGTGGGTGCAATGAGGAGCCAGGTATCTATCTTGGTGTCAATGCTGCAGCAAACAAAATCAGCACTCAGGAGATCGACCAGATTCTGCTCCAGTACAGCGAGACGCAACTGACTACTGTGAAACTTGAAGCACGCAATGACAAGAGTCACCAGCACTTGTACGTCCATCTGCCTGACCGCACCCTGGTCTATGACGCGGCCGCCTCTGGTGTCCTTGAGGAGCATGTCTGGTTCACATTGACAACAAGCACTCTAGGTTTCAGCCAATTCAGAGCCAGAAACTTTGTCTGGGCACATGGCAAGTGGTTAGTTGGTGACCCACAATCTTCTGTGATTGGGCGCATGTCTCAGGACATCAGCAGTCACTGGGGTCAAATTGTCCGTTGGGAATTTGGCACCTTGGTTGTTTACAACGAGGGTCGTGGGGCAATTTTCAACGAGCTTGAACTTGTCGCTCTGACTGGCCGTGTCTCCGTCGGCACAGATCCCGTCATCACCACCAGTTACTCTGTCGACGGTCAGTCCTGGAGTCAGGATAGGCCGATTCGCGCCGGTACAGCAGGCAACACTAGGAAACGTCTGGCGTGGTTCCAGCAAGGCCACATGCACAACTGGAGGGTCCAACGTTTTCGCGGTGACAGCCAGGCGCATCTGTCATTTGTGCGACTTGAAGCTCAGCTTGAACCTCTGGCGTACTGACCATGGCAACACAAAAACTCAACCTCACTCGCGATCAGCTTGCGACATTCTTGAAGAACCACGAGCAGATTAAGCAGTTCGAGGCCCTGTTTCAACTTGCTGACGTCATCGCACCTGATGTCGTCAACGAGATCAAGATCGAGGCTGGTACGGCGCAGGCAACTGCCAACGAGGCTTTGACGCAGTTGCAACGCATTGCCAACGCACTCGAGTTGCTGGCCGCTGCTCCTGTCATTCAAAACAACAACTCGGTGGTGACGGATTACATCGACCTGCCAGAGAACGGCCCTCATGTGACGCAAGCGCGGCGCGTGCAGTGGAACCGAGATGACGGCACAATGGATGTTGGCCTGTACGGTGGCAGCGTGCTTCAGGTCGGCCAGGAGATTCACTACTACGCCAAGAATACCAGCGGCGCACTGATCGCCAACGGCACGCCCGTGATGTTCACCGGCACCGTCGGCGCATCT